AGATGGTATTAATACCTTCTCAAACCCTGAAGCTGTGGATATTAACGTATTTGCGACTCCAGGTATTAACTTCTCAGATCACAGTTCTTTAACTACTCAAGCAATTGATATGGTTGAAAACGAAAGAGCGGATTCTCTATATATTATTGGAGCTCCGAACAACCCAACAACAGAAGGTGTTATTGGTGATCTTGATACAGTTTCTTTAGATACAAACTACTCAGCAACATATTGGCCTTGGATTCAAGTAAGAGATACAGATAATGCAACTCAATTATACATCCCACCAACAGGTGAGGTTGTTAAGAACATTGCTTTAACTGATAATGTGTCTTACCCTTGGTTCGCAGTCGCTGGTTATTCAAGAGGTTTAGTAAATGCAATCAAAGCATCTAAGAAATTAACTTTAGATGAGAGAGATGACCTATATGCTAACAGAATTAACCCAATTGCGACATTCTCTGATACTGGTACTATAATTTGGGGTAACAAAACTCTTCAAGTTAGAGAATCAGCTTTAGATAGAATCAACGTAAGAAGATTACTATTAAGAGCAAGAAAATTAATATCTGCCGTAGCGGTTAGATTATTGTTCGAGCAAAACGATGAACAAGTTAGAAACGAATTCTTAAGATTGGTTAACCCAATTCTTGAGTCAATTAAAAAGGAAAGAGGTTTATATGAATTCCGTGTAACGGTTTCAAATGACCCAGAGGATATCGATGCTAACACATTGAGAGGTAAGATTTACGTTAAACCTACTCGTTCTCTTGAATTTATTGATTTAGAATTCATAATTACCCCAACAGGGGCTTCATTTGAGAATATCTAATCTAAAAGGAGATATAAACAGAAAGGGGTTCCATTTACGGGACCCCTTTTCTATTAAAAATGTATATGTTCCACAAGGAACCATTTTTTATAATAATTATACTTTTTTGCTTATATTAGTACTGTGGAAGTGTATATTCTAGTATTTATTAATAATATTTTAATTATTTTATTAATTAAGTAATTTATTCTAGAGCTTTTTATAGTGGTATTGTAAAAAACTACGAAAAATAATTGACATAATCAAGCCCAAGACAATAATAAACCAAAAAAAGATTATTTTCCATTTGGCTTATATTTATATGAAAGATAAACTAAAAACTTAACAAATACAAAATGGCAGATTTACTAATGAAAATGCCGGTTCCTTACGAACCGAAAAGAGTTAACCGATTCATTGTTAGATTCCCTTCATCATTGGGTATCAACGAATGGTATGTTACTTCAGCTAAAAGACCTAGTGCTAAAATTAACTCGGTTGAGATTCCTTTCTTAAACACTTCAACTTACGTTGCAGGTAGATTTACTTGGGAAGCTCTTCAAGTTACATTTAAAGACCCAATTGGTCCTTCAGCATCACAAGCTTTAATGGAATGGTTCCGTTTACACGCAGAATCAGTAACAGGTAGAATGGGATATGCTGCTGGATATAAAAAAGACATTGAATTGGAAATGTTAGACCCAACAGGAGTTGTGGTTGAAAAATGGATTCTTCAAGGTACATTCATCACCGACTTAAACTTTGGTGATTTGGATTACAACAACGATGCAATCGCAACTATCCAATGTACATTGAGAATGGATAGATGTATTCAAGTATACTAATACCATTTTCTACATAATATTATTAAACCAACAACCGAATTAGTAAATCTGTCTAATGGGTTGTTGGTTTTTTATTTTAAATCTTTACTTTCACATAGTTATTAAGTAAATTAACACTATGGAACAATTTGCAATAGACCCAACAATCGCATATGATGTAGTTGAACTTCCTTCTAAAGGTATTCATTACACAAACAAGAAAAAATCGGTTCGAGTGGCTTACTTAACCGCTACCGATGAGAATATTTTATCCGCTCAAAACTTACTTAAAACCAATACAGTTATTGAGGAGTTATTGAAAAGAAAAATATTAGATAAAGACCTACCAATAGACGAACTATCAGATGAAGATAGAAGTGCAATTCTTATATTTTTAAGAAACACATCTTTTGGTCCAGAATACACATTTTATTTACGAGATCCGAAAAATGATGAAGAATTCACTGCAGTAGTGGATTTAAGTGAAATAACATTTAAAGACTTCACATTGGCTCCAGATGAAATGGGAGAATTTAAATTCCATTTCCCAAAATCAAATGTCGACATTACTTTTAAATTTTTAACTAAAAAACAACTTAAAGAAATTGAAAAAATTGAAGAGAGTTGGAACGGTATTGGTGTTGCACCGATTGTTACCAAACAGTTAGAAATGATGATTAAATCCATCGCTGGTAATAGAGACCTGATGAACATCCACAATTTTGTTGAACAGATGCCAATCAAAGATTCTCAAGACTTCAGAAAATTCGTAAAAGAACATAAACCAAATTTAGATTTAGTAAAATCAGTAACCGCCCCGTCAGGAGAACTTGTCAATGTAGAAATTGGCTTTGGGGTGGAGTTTTTTCGCCCTTTCTACGGAGTATAAGAAGGGACAATTAGACGAGATTTTATTCTTGGTTAAAAGAGGGTTTTCCTATGGGGATGTTATGTCTATGCCAATATACATAAGGAGGTACTATATCAATTATTTAATTGAATTAGAAACCACAACTTAATCTATTTATATGTATGAATGCATCAGATATAGAATTAGCTAAAGCAGCTAGAAAAGGTTCCGACGAGTTTGAAAAAGTGTACGTTAGAAAATTTGGCAAAACGGACGGAGCTACTTTAGGAAATAAATTTCAATTCTATCTTAGTATAGACCCTAACGCTAAAACTAATGATGGTGGAGGTGGTGGAGGAAATTCAAATAGCGATGCGGGTAAATTAGTTAATGGTATAGGTGGAATACAAGACTTCAGTAGTAAATTAACTATGGGTCCTAGTACTGATATTACTGATTTAAAAACTTTCTTAGGTGCGGGAGTAGAAACACTAGAAAAGTTCTTTGGTAAAAATGGTGGAATTATTGACGGAACCGCCGCTTTGATTAAAAATTTAGCGGGAGCAGCAATGGTGGGTGCTGAAGATATTCTAAAAAAAGAAGTAGAACTTAGAGCTCAAATCAATTCCCAATTAGGGGTTGCGGGAGATTTATCAAAAAATTATAGACAAGAAATTGTTGCGTCATTACCTGGAGTTGTTTCAATGGGTTATGGTTTTCAACAAGTAAGTGATTTAATGGTTGGTCTTGCTGAAGAAACAGGAAGATTTACAACATTAAACGCAACCGTAGTGGCGGATACCGCCAAAACATCAAGAGCTTTCGTTGGGGACTTAACGGAAATGTCAAAAGTTTTCTCAACATTTGAACAAGTTGGTATTGGAGCAGAAAAATCATTAGAAGCAATTAATCAAGCGGGTAAGAGTTCGATAGAGTTAGGATTAAACGGTAAAAAAACTGTTAATGAAATTCGAGCAAATATTGGTAAGTTAAATGAATATGGTTTTCAAAACGGTATACAAGGTTTAACTAGAATGGTACAAAAGGCAACCGAATTCAGAATGAGTATGAATGAAGTGTTTACCATTGCAGATAAGGTTATGGACCCAGAAGGTGCAATATCATTATCCGCTAATTTACAAGTGTTAGGTGGTGCAATTGGTGATTTTGGTGACCCACTTAAGATGATGTATGACGCAACTAATAATGTTGAAGGGTTACAAGATGCTTTAATTGGTGCTGCGGGGTCTTTATCCACATATAATAGTGAACAAGGTAGATTTGAAATTACTGGTGTAAATTTAAGAAGGGCTAAAGCAATGGCTGCCGAATTGGGAATCAGTTATCAAGAATTATCGAAAGGGGCAATTGCCGCCGCTGAGAGATCATCAGCGGCTTCGGCATTAATGAGTAGAGGTTTAAAATTAGATGACAAACAAACAGAATTTATTACTAACCTTGCTAGAATGAAAGATGGTACAATGACAATTGATGTTTCATCTATTTCAAAAGAATTTGGTGGAGCTCAATCTATTGCGTTAGATAAGTTAACACAAGAACAAGCAAATATATTAAAAGAAAACGCGAAGAAATTAGAGGGAATGAGTATTGAGGAAGTTGCAAGAGATCAATTTACCGAAACCCAAAACTTAGTTTTAAAGACAAATGAAATTTTAACAATATTAAAAGTTCAATTCGCTAAAGCTATGGTTGGACCAGGAGAAACTGCGGATAGTTACATAAAAGAAGCTAATAAGTATCTTAGTGGGGCGCTTAAAGGTGAAAAAGGAAACAAAGCGGGTGAAATGGTGGAGACAGTTAGAAACCAAGGTTTATCGGGAATATTAAAGGGTAGTGCCTCTAACAAAAAACAAGAAGCGTTAAAGGTTGATAATAAACCAAAAACGGCAACAAAAGAAGATAAAACGACTAGTACTGATAAACCTATGACCGCGGCCGAATATCTTCAAATCCAAAATAGTACAAAATATGACAAGAATAAACAAATTATAATCAACAATAATTTGGAACCTATGAACCCGAACGATTATCTATCCCTACAGATTTAATATTTCGTATAAACCTCTATTTATTAGAAAAGCGATATAATGCCAAGCTACTTAGATTTTGATTCTACAAAAAGATTTAGAGATTACATCTTAAGTAAAACGTTGAATAGACCTAACGGTCCTCAAACGTTTACTCAAAGCTCGTATACAATTCAAACTCTAAGTGAAATGGCTAACCCAGATTTACCTGAAGTTGACCAAAACAGAGCAACAGACCTATTACAGACCCAAAATACGAACATATTCAAACCGTTGGAGTACTTTGTCACAGAGACATTAGATACACTCCCAAGACGAGCAAATTTACAACTATACCCATATTTCAATTCGGGTAACTATAACTTTATCAGTATTATGTCAACAGACAATTATGATACTGAATCAGAGTTAATGAAGTTTGCCGCTTTGAATATGAGATTGAACCAAAGTGGTCCAGTTTTTTCAAGAATTAATAGAAATATTGAGGCGGCAACAAATGGTAGATTAAGAATTTTAGATGCGTTAAATGGTAATACAGCAACCGCAATTAATTTAATTACAGGTAGAGAACCATTAATTGAATCGAACAATAAAATTACTGTTGCTAAAACCCTTCCAGGTAAAGCGATTGACTTTTTACAAACAGTTGCAGGGGTAGAATTCCCTTGGTCTGAAATACCTGGAGATTATTTAAGTAACCCAAGAAACCCAATTAACGTTAGACCACAAGCTAAAACCGAATTAGGTAAAGTTTGGCAAGATGTCACAGGAGCATTAGGTTCATTAATAGGAATACAAAGAAGACCAAAATTAGATAGGAAACCATCAGATTTGATGATTGAATATTTGGGAGAAGGTCAAAAGAATGTATTATATGATAATTTATCATATTCAAAATACGCACCAAATTATACCACAACAGCAAGATCACAAAACTCATCGAAAGTGTTTAGTTTTGTTGATAAAATTGCTCAAGGAATTAAAAATATATTAGGTGTTGAAGCACCTAAAGGAGTTGCCTACATTGGTGATGACAGAGGAGACGATGTCAAATATGCGATGGGGGATTTTAACGATAGACAAGTTAGAAGTAGTTACTATTTGAGTTTAATGTTTGATCCCGTTCAAGCGGAGTTATTTCAAAGAGATAAGAACATATCTCAAGGAGGTAAAATTACAGGTAACTTAACTTGGATTAGTAAAAATTCTAAAAACAAAATTGGTACACATAATAAAGAATGGGGTACAGAACAATCAACATACTCAGATACTTTATCTACAAAATTTGATTTTAGAGAAGATTCAATATTAGGATATACCCAAGAAATATTAGATACCTTACCAAATAATGGAGGGTCAGCAAGATCTCACGTTGCAAATGTTATTGACCAAACAAGTCGTTTCTTTAAAGAAGGTGACGTTATGATGTCAAGAGGATCTGCAGTGAAATATATTAAGAACAATTCTGGTGAAGAAAGTGGAATTGAATTTTGTAGAGTATGGACAAAAGATAGGTCATATATGAATTACTCGGATACTATGAAAAGAACGGGTAATATTAGAAAATATGATGATAGTGTAATGTCCACACCCTGGAATTTAAACATCGCACCAATGTCAAATGGTAAAAAATCATTTGACCAATCTACAAACATATTCAAAAGTGAAAAGGGTAAAGACCTTTACGGAGGTGAAGGGTTTTATGCTAAAAAATATATGTTTTCAATTGAAAACTTAGCTTGGAAATCTTCAACACTACCAGGGTTTACAGTTTTAGATTTACCATATTGTGAAAGAGGACCAAACGGAGGTCGAGTTATGTGGTTCCCACCATATGATTTAAAGGTATCAGAACAAAATAGTGCTAAATGGGAAGAAAATAGTTTTTTAGGAAGACCAGAACCAATTTACACATATCAAAATACATCAAGAAGTGGTCAAATATCATTTAAAGTTGTTGTAGACCACCCAAGTATCTTAAACTTATTAGTTAGAGAACATTTTGAAGGAATGTCAGATGAAGATTCTGATAACTACATTAATGCATTTTTCGCTGGTTGTGAAGAAATTGATTTTTATGATTTAATTAAAAGATACACAACAATTACCTCGGACGACGCTAAAAAAATAAAAGAATATCTTGAAGGTGGATCTGATCCAATATCAATTAAAAAATTTAGAGTTGAATCCGATCCTATACCAACTGAAACACCTAAGACTGAACCAACTAAAATTGAAGGGGTTAAATTAAAAACTTCATTATTGTTTGCAAATGACAGGCCAAGTGGTGATGGAGATTATACTTCAGCTGCGGATTATACAACATTATACAATCAATCAATTGGTCAATCAGGTGGTACATATAAAGATAAAGCTAAGGCAGAATTAGAGGAAACTTTAAATACATTATTACCTTTAGCGTTTAATGGAACAACAGGACCTGCGGATAATGCGAGAAAAGATATAAAAACATTAATAGGAACACCAGATGGTAAAATAGACCCATCACTTCACGCGGCAAAGATTACCGAACAAAAAGATTTATTACAAAAACAAATAGATAAAGGTGTTACAAATTATAACGAATATAAAACAAAAATTGCAACACTAAAAGAAGATATAACAAAAGGTAAAGTACAAGAAATTACAATTACTGCGTTATCGTCTTGTTCTGCGGTTGCTGATGATACCTACAATTATAAATTATCAATAAGAAGAAGTCACAGTATTTTTAAAGATATTGTTAGAGAGTTAGGTGGTGACGTTAGTAAAGCTAATTGGGTGAATATACCAAAAGGTTCACCAACCACGGCAACTAAATTAGAAAGGGTTGTATCATTTAAAGATTTAGGATTCGCAGATAAAGAAGGTAATTTAATATTCAAAGCAACTAACGCAGGAGAAAAAGTTGCAAACGAAGAAAATAAAAGTTGTAGTGATAATGAATTTAAATCAAAATCATTAAAAGTTAATAGTGCAATTGCTTTCGGTTGTAGACAATCTAAAGTAGAATTCAATTATACTAAAGCTGTTGTACCTCAAGAACCTCAAAAACCAAACCCCGATGTTATTCCACCAAGAACTAGATTAGTTCCTGACGGAGAAGAGAAACTACCTTCAGGTAGAAAAAAACCACAAATAGACCCAATGAAGAGAATAATAATGAAGACATTGTCTGAATGTTATTATTTTAAAATATTGGAAGAAAAAGACCCAGTTGTTTTTGGTTCATTAAAAGAAAAATTAAAATATTTTCACCCAGGGTTTCACTCGATGACACCTGAAGGATTAAACGCACGTTTAACATTTTTACAACAATGTCTTAGACCTGGAGATACTATACCAATTAAAGGTTTATCTGAGGCTTTGGATTTAAACGCAAGAAATACAACATTCGGACCACCACCAATTTGTGTACTAAGAGTTGGTGATTTTTACCACTCTAAAATTATTATTAGAGATATCAGTATAACATTTGAAGATAGTACCTGGGATTTAAATCCAGAAGGTATTGGTGTACAACCAATGTTAGCCAACGTATCGTTACAAGTTAACTTTATTGGAGGTCAAGGATTGGCTAAACCTGTTGAAAGATTACAAAACGCATTATCGTCTAACTTCTATGCTAATACGGAAATGTACGATGAGAGATCAACCGTAACTGTAGGTAGTATAAGTGGAAGAACAGTACAAGAATTTACTAAGTGGTTCTTAGAAGGTTTACAGGTGGCGGAAGAACCTGCGGTGGATTCAAGTAACACTACTGAAGGTGTAAAACCACAATTAGGAACATACATTGGAAAGGGTACAACAACATTAACATATGATGATTTAGTTAATGATGTTTTCACTAAGACAAAAGTTTATTTCGAATCATTTGAACCCGCTTACAATCTTTTAAATAAAGAATTCGGGCCGTTAATAATGAAATTATTATTAAGTTCAGATTATAGAAAAATAAAAAATTACGATATATTCACGTCAACATCTTTAACTCCAGGAACCACAATTGAAATGATTGGTAAGTACCCTGACGGTACCCCATACTCAAGATTTGTTTCTTTATTAAAAAAGAATCTACTTGATTTTACAAAAACAATAGACTTATGTTCGGTGTTTGCATTCGATAAAGTACTAACCGCTCCTAAAATAATAAAGGCTAATGAATTATTAAGACCTTATATTACTAAATTAATTGAAGATAAAATTAGTTCGTTATCATCTAATAAACAAGTAGATGGGTTTGAAGAAAGAAGAAATAATTTAATAATCGCATTAGATAAGGTTAATTTCTTAGTAAAATATGGATATGACGCTCAGTTAGAATCCCAGGATAAAGCAATGAAAGCAACTTTATCTGGTTATACGTCTAATTTAATTTATGATGAATATAAAACTTGTATTGATTACATAAAAGATAATACAGGTAAGTTTTATGAAAATATAGATAACACGATAGATTACACCAACCCAACAATAACATCTCAAATTTTAGGTTCTATATTGTCGGTATTGTTAAGTTCGGGAGGAATGTATAGTAAAGAAACATTAATGAAGGTATTCGATGCGGATAAAACCATATTTGATGAAAATACTATTGAAAAATTAAACAAAAAAATAACATCGTTCGTTGAATCTCCGAAAGATATTAAATTTAAATTTAAAACGATGAAAGAAAGAAAAAATAGTAACCCAATTTCTTTCAATGTCACAGCAACAGAAGAAATAACTGACCCTGCGGTAAAAGAACAAGTTACTAATTTAAATTCTAAAAAAGTTGATAGCATAAGTGGTAAATTAAATTATTATAGAAATGTCCCGTAGTTATTTTAACAGATATGAACTTTTTATGGAAGATGGTAGCTTTAGAATAGTACCAGGTATTGAACTCCCAATCAAGGGTTCGGACAAATACCACCAATATAAAAATGGAAAAGATAGATTAGATAAATTATCGCAAGAGTTTTACGGAACACCAATTTTTGGGTGGTTAATTATGAATGCCAACGCTTTAGCGGGAACAAATGAATTTGAAATCCCCGATAATTTTATCCTTAGAATTCCTTTTCCTTTGGTTACCTCTTTACAAGATTATAAAAGAGGTGTAGAATTGTATAATTTATATTATGGGGAACAATGATTTATCGAATAGTGAGAAAATATTAGTTAAGGTCGATCAGAACAATCTGATGTACATCGACCCTAATAGTGTCGTGATTAATGGTGAAATAGAACCAAGAGGAATAAAACAGGAAAACTTGGTTATGTTTGTTAATCTTGAAGCTGATATTGTTCCTAGGTCAACACTTGTTTCAAACGACGACAAGAATACATTAAAAAACATTGCCAAAGGAACTCTGAACTTTTTAAGTAGTGCAACTACTGATAGAGATTACACAACTCAATGGACCGATTCTTATTTTGAAAGTAAACCTAAAAAAGTTACAAAAGATGAAAATGGTAACCTTCACGGTGTAGATGAGTTTTATCAAAGTGACGAAACTGGGCAATCATTTGGTATTGATAACATTAGTATATTAGTAAAAGGAGCAAATTTTATACCTCAAATCAATATTAACTTTATTGATGTTAGAGGTAAGACTCTTTTTGAATCTCCAGAGAATTCACCATATCAAGCTTTCTTTCATTTACCTTGGCCAATATTTTATTTAACGGTTAAAGGATTTTATGGTAAGGCAATTAGATATAGATTACACTTAGTAAAATTTAACTCAAGATATAACGAATCAAATGGTAATTTTGAAATTGCCACATCATTTGTCGGTTCATCGTTTGCGTTTATGAATGACATACCGTTAAAAGGTGTTCTAAATGCTCCATATATGTTTCTTAAGGAGTCAACAAAACCCGTTGAGTTTAACGAAAGTACGGGTAAATCGACTCAAAAAGTTTTCAAATCATCAAAGGGTTATGCGATGCTCAATTCCGTTTACTCGGAAATGAAAAGAAAAAAATTAATACCACAAGACTTTCCAGTAAAAACGGTTAGAGAAATTGGTGCAATTGCGGAGACGTTAGATAAAATATTAGAACAAACAATATTCAGTGAAGTAATAGACACCAAAGTCTTGGCTGGATTACAAGACTATGATAAAGATTTAACAAATTTTGAATCAGAAATAAAAAATTGGGCATCTATACATTTAAATAAAAGTTCATACGAAGATACGATTACAGGAAAAGATATTAATGGTTTGAACACCTATATTAGATATTATGGTCTTAGTGATAAGAACAAATCTGATTTGAAAAATATTGAAGGTAAAGAAAATTATAAAACTTTAGAGGGTTTGTTAGTACTATACAACGAAAAATTAAAAAATAGTGCAGCTTTAAATAATAATTTACAAAAGAAAACAGATAAATCAATAAATGTAACCATTTCTTTTCTATCAAAAAATATAAGTAATGCAGGTAATTACTATAAGAAAAATGAAAGAGGGGAATATGTTGTTGCAATTGATAAATTAGTACAGGATGTTGGTGAAATTAGAGGAACGTTTTTTGAACAAAAACAAAAAATAGAAAAAGAGGTAGAAAGAAAAATGAATGAAGTGGTTAAAAATCCAAAATTAGGAATTGGATTTGAACCTACCGTTAGAAATCTATTCGCCGTTTTATTAGCTAACGCGGAAGTGTACGTCAGATTAATGAAAGAAGTACATCAAGATGCATTTAAAGTTGCTAACGATAGAAAAGGAAAATTAAAAGGTTTTTCTGATGAAAGTATTGGAGAAACAATTTACCCTTGGCCAGAAATTAAAAGAACATTACCAACAGATAAGAAAAAAGTTATTGCATACCCAGGAGAACCCGAACTTAGGGAGAAGTTACAATCTAACAACCCATTGTTATGGCCTGAGGTTGCATTTGTTGAGGAATACATTGCGGTATCAACCAATAAGAGTGACCCCAACTCCGAAAAAGAAGGTGGTGTGAATAACATTAATTATATATTTGAAAGTGATTTAGACGATTCCAAAGTCAACCAAGTAAGTTCATTATTTGAAGTTTCAAATAGTATTCCATATAGTGATAGAAGTTTAGTTTCATTTTTATATGAACTACACGAAAGAGCTAAAATTATGACTTTCGTTGATTCATTTGATGCAACAATAATTAAAGAATTGGTTAATATTGAATATGAAACAATTAATGAAGTAATAAGTGAGGAGCCAGATCTTATTGACATTTTAAATACAAATATTAAAACTGTTGAGAACTTAACAACATATATGCAAGGACTATCTCCATTTGAAAGAAGTCCATATTATAGAGACAGTATACCAACTCAACCGTACATTAAGGATTTGTTAGATGCTCCATTTGATATTAAACAATATGACAATAGTATAACCAAAAAACCTAAAAACGAAAAATTATATAATACAATTAATGATCAATTATTAAAATATACTCCAGAACCATATAGAAAAAATATTTATCCGTTTAATTCACCAACATATACGACTTATCTTGATAAACCATTCTCAGAAAATGATTTGAATTTTAAAGGAGTATTAAAAGTTAGACCAGATAAGGGTTTTATTACAACACCAGTTGGAACATATAATTGGGTTAAAGAAGGATATAAAAAGAATGAGAAATACGCTAACTTATTTACTCAATCTATGTCTTTTGCCACACATACTGAAAATGTATTAAACACACCTTACTTTCATAGACAATTATTTAGTGATTTTACAAAAACCAACCCATATTCAAAATATGTTGGTTCGGCGTATTTGTTATTAAACTCATTACCATTTGTAGAATTAACCGATAAGATATCGTTTATTGAATTGGACGGTAAACAAGATACACCAACCTCAGTACTTTTACCACCCGTTAGAGTATCGTCATTATTTAGAGAAATCAGTTCAACACATTATGTACCATATCATTTAATTGTGAAATGGGGTTCGATATATCACAGATATAAAAAGAAAATATTAGATGGTGTTGATATTTTAGATGGTTTCCTTGATTCAACAGGAACAACTAAAAATATTAACGCTAATTTATTTTTTAACTCAGGTAGAACATCCAATGAGTTTACTGTATTTCCAAATGGATTTAATTTTGTGGGAGGATTCCCAATACCAACAGGGGCAACATTTAGTGACTCAAAAGATATTGGTATACATCCATTTTATGATGCAATATTTCATCAAGTGGTAAATGGATACAATCATTATGAGGTACTTTCAGGTAACACCTCATATTTTAGTAATGTTATAAATGGTGGAATTAAAACAAGAGGTACAATCAAATCAAACGGATTAAGATATTGGACATCCTTTGTTGATAATTCCAAATTTAATCCAGCTGATTTAAGATATACACCATTACCTTGTGATGGTGATAACAAATACGCCGATTTTAATAATACGGCGGAAATGGTTATTAATACAGATTCATTTGATAGAGGTAATCAAATTTACTATAGTACGATGTGGGAAGATAACTACATCAACGGAGATTATAGTGGAAGCACATTTTTTAAATACAATGAATATAATACAAACACAAATGGAGATTATACCGCTGAAGGTAACACAAAAAAAGTTATTGATTTAATTGCAACATTTAGTCCGGCAATATTAGACCAGTTTGAAGATATATTTTTACAGTTCGCAACTGAAAAATTAAATGAGGAGACCCCTTATAAGAAATTCTCCAAAGTAAAATACGATAATTTTCAAGATTTACTAAAAGGACTTCTTTCGGTTAAGAAAGAAACATCTGATGAAGGTAAAACATTTGAAGAACTTGTAAGTCTCATAAAAGATAGACAATCTGAAAACAAAATTAAGTTAACAGATGAAATTATAGATTATAGTAACTTATTAGAAATTAAATTAGGAAACCCAAAAGAACTTGACCCTTATATAATTGAAGGGTTTGTAGGTATTTCGGGTAACTCTTTAAAATATGACAAGTATAGTTCATCACAATCTGGAAATTTAAAATACATTGAACTTTATGTTGGTGAAGATATTGGTGGATATTATTTAGATTTTTTTGTAAAAAATAATATTGAACTATCCGAAGAGAACGTTCTTAAGTTTAGACCGTTAATATTGATTTATGCAGGATATAGACAATCAGGAGGTTCCGATGTTAAAAAGATATTTCAAGATTATATAAGTACTACTATATTAAATGGTTTACCTTTAACATTCTTATCTATAGTACCTCCATTTGCTATTCCAGCAACACCAGGAGCAAATTCAAGATATCAACTATTCATCACCTTATTGATTGGTAAGTTGGGAAGTATAAAAAATAAAGACCACGTCCACGCGATTGATTTTGTTGATGGATATAACAATAGAAACCTAAAAGTAGAAATATATAATTTCTTTAAATCATTTAACGATAAATGGTCCTCCGGTAATTCAATTGGACAAAGGTTGTTAATGGAGGAATTTTTATTTTTAGATAAAGCGAATAAAGATATTGGAGATAAAGCTTATTTAAATTTAGAAAGGTTTGTTTCAATAATTGACCCTAAAAACGATAAGGCAAGTTTATATAGTGCAATCTCAATGTTAATACAGGGAAGTGGTTTCGATATGAGAACACTACCCGCGTATGTTAACTTTTATGGTAATGGATTAACAACAAGAAGTAAAATTACTCCATCACATACAGTTGCGAATAATTTATTTGGAACATTTTTAGAAGTTGATTACCAAGAGTCGTCACCTAAAACAGTTATTCAATTTGCGGGACCAACATCCAAGCGTCCTTCGGATATGAATAAAAATTATAGATTTAGTGATGATAGTTTTAATATATCAGATGTTAATAACAACCCACTAATTGTAACGTTACCTAAAATTTTTGATACGGAGAATTTATCCAAATCAAATAAGGTGGTTGCGTTTGAGGTTAGTTTTGGTGACCAAAATCAAAGTATGTTTAAAGGTGTTAGTTTAGATCAATCCACAATTAAAAACACATCAGAATCTTTTGTTGTATTAGAAAACTTGGCAAGATCTGAATCTGGAGCGGGAACGTATAATGTTGACATTGGATTATTTGATTATTACAGACAAGCTTCATATCAATGTGAAGTTACTTGTATGGGTAATGTTATGATTCAACCAACAATGTTCTTTTATTTGAAAAACATCCCTATGTTCCGTGGTTCATATTGGATTACTGAAGTTAGTCATAGTATTAGAAATAATTCAATTACAACAACATTTAAAGGAAGTAGAATACCTCAGGCAAGTTTACCTGATCCAGAAGATTCGTTTGTGTCAAGTTATAAATCATTATTTGATAGATTACTAACAAAGGCGAAAGCAAAAACAGCAGCAGAAAATTCTGGAAAAGTAACCACAGAAGAATCATTAAAGATTCCAGGTAAAGGTGACTTTGTTATTGATAAAGGTACAATTAAAATACCTGGAGAAGAACAAGTATTGGAATCGGGGGTTACATCATTCGGTATTCCGTATAATGGATTTAATGGTGAGAAATATATTCAAAAAGTTAAATATAAAGGTGGAGACTGGTTTAGAGCGGTTGTTGCGAGAATGGGATCAGAAGCGTATCCAATTGCAGAAGATACCCATATGGCTATTGTTAGTAGATTTAAAAATCAAGTTGTTACTGATAAAGATGGTAACGGTGGATTATCTTGGAAAGAACTTAAGAATTATTCAAAAACAGAAAATTTCTATTCAACCAAATTTATACTACAAAGTAACATCACACCTGACCATATTGGAACAGGGACAACTACGTTTTTAAACCCAAATAATGGTACTGAAAAGATGATAACCCCATCCTATTCTTTAAATAGGACACTAACAAACGTACCATTTAAAGCACAAGGACCAGTTAATATAGGACCAAGTGTGAATGGTTATGGTATAGCTCTATCGGAATCACTTATGAAATTATTAGATACCCACGAAGGACAAGTTATCTATTTTAGTATTAAATAGGAATATTAAGAATTATGGGATATTTATATGTATATCTTAAAAATTATGGAAAATAATAAAATGAACGACAGTATTAATCAATTCTTAAACCCAAAACAAGTTAGAAATGTTTCTAATGATGGAATGGAAAGAGAAGAATGTGATATGTTAACAGGAGAGTGTTATACTATCAGAGAAAAAGACGGTATAGTT